GCCACAGCATGACTACTGCGAAAGACTTTGTTATACAAAAGCCCGTCTTTGAACTCTAAAACAGAGCGCAAGTAATCAAGCGGTGGCAATGGCTTTGGCATATTAAGCTGCAACCAATTCTTTCCAAGCCTGAGTAGCTTCGTCCCACGCATACGCTTTACCGTCTGTAGGCATTGCTACTGGAGCTTCCCACAACGCTGTGTGTGGGCTTAGTACCCATGATGCGTATGGTTGAGGAGCGATAAAGATATCAGCTTGAGCATCGTAGCTGTAGCCAATTCCGGGATAATTCCCACGCAGAGCTTTTGACTGATCTGCCGATGGTTGACCTGTAGCTGGATCGTAGTGAACTTTGCCACGGGTGTTGTAACTGCAACGAAGCCATTGACCGGGCGAATTATCAACAAATGTGTCAAAAAATTCTTGTTCAGCAACAATGACTGACACCACTTTTGAATCTACTACTTTACAAAAATGACCCATGATGGTCTCCTTAAAAAATTAGATTAAGCCGTGAAAGTCCCAGAGGACGTAAATGTGTGAATGGTGTTGCCACCAACTGATGTGACTGTGCCGCCTGTGCCTCGTTGTGCGCCAACGTAAGAGATGATAACAATGCCAGAACCGCCATTAGCACCTGTTGCACTAGCCCCAACTCCACCGCCGCCGCCGCCCGTATTTGCAGTTCCTGCCGTAGCTGTACTTACTCCCCCAGCACCACCGCCTCCAGCTCCACCAGTACCGGCTGTGCCACTATCTACACCGCCGCCACCACCACCAGCATAAGTGACGCTACTGCCGCTTATGCTGTTTGCTGCGCCTGCCCCACCGTTTCCTCCATTACTTGCTGAAGCGCCAATCGCACCAACAGCACTTGCACCGCCACCGCCCCCAGATGAACCAGAGCTGCCATTACCGCCAGCAAATCCTTGCCCAGAAGTAGCCGCACCACCAAGGCTACCGCCGCCAGAACCGCCACCGCCAGAACCGCCGCTATTTCCGCTGCCGATGCCATTGGTGTTAGTGTAAGTATTGTTTCCAGCACCACCGCCGCCAATTGCGGTATTTATGTTGGCAATTGCGGAGTTATTTCCGTTAGATGGGGCGGCTGATGCAATAGTACCTGTGCCGCCAGCACCAACCGTAATCGAATATGCCACTCCCGAGCTAAAACTTGTTGAATTTGTTAAATACCCACCCGCACCAGCACCACCCCTTGCACCACCCCCACCGCCGCCAGCAACGATAAGGTAACTAGCTGAATACAGCAACGAAGTAATTTGCTGCCATTGCGAACCTGTCCAGCTCTCCAATTGACCAAGCGTAGTGTTCCACCCCAATTGCCCCGCTAATGGGCTTGATGGTCTACCCGCTGTTGTCCATTGTGCTGGTGCTACGCCTGTAGTTCCGCCGATAAAACTAGTCATGTTCTTTCCTTAAGCAGTATAGCTACCTGAGCTATTAAACTTCAAAATTGTGTTTGAGCCGCTAGTTGTGACTGTTGGCGAGCCTGTGGTTGTGCCTGAATATTTTGTTGTCAACATAACTAAATAAACAACGCCTGAACCGCCTGCTCCACCGTTTGACCCGTTTAATGCAGCACCACCGCCGCCGCCGCCTGTATTAGCGCTTCCTGGTGAGCCAGCCGTACCTTCAGTTGTTGCGCCATTGCCGCCACCACCCGAACCGCCTGCGCCGCCAGACTTACTATTACTTCCACCGCCGCCACCGCCGCCAGCAACCGTAATAGAACTACCAGTAATTGATGTCGTGTAACCGCTTCCACCAGCACCACCATTACTAGAACCAGCATCAGAACCTCTTGCGCCAGCACCACCGCCGCCACCGCCGCTAGTTACGCTTGGATTATTACTACTGCCACCAATGCTTCCTTGTAAAGCGGTATTTACAGCGCCGCTTGCATTGCCGCCAGAACCGCCACCTGATCCGCCAGAATTGCCGTTGTTACTAGCGTAACCACCATAGCCACCGCCAATTGCAGTCGATGAACTAAAAACACTATTAGAGCCATTACTAGCTGTTCCACCTGTTCCACCAGCACCGCCTGCTCCGACAGTTACGGTGTAAACAGTTCCAGACGATGCTGTTAATGACGATTGAATAACTCCACCAGCACCGCCGCCGCCTGCCGACACGCCACCAGAGTAACTTCCACCTCCGCCAGCGCCACCTGCAACAACTAAATAATCAATAGCGTACCCGCCAACACCAGACCAAGAAGAACCACCATAAACTTCAACACCGCTAGTGCTTGTATTAAATCGCAATTGCCCCGTCACAGGGCTTGCAGGACGTTGTGCAGTCGTACCAACAGGAAGTTGTGCCGCACCCGTAGCAGAATCAGCGTTAATCAATACACCAGCAGCCGCTGGAACGCTCATCGTAAAGTTTGATGCGGTGTCTACAGCGTTGATTGTGACTGAACCGCCTGACGGTGCGTTTAACTTAATATTTCCAGCCATAATTAGCCCCAAGAAGTCCCATTGAAAACCTCGACGCTGCTTGTCGTGGTGTTAAATCTCATTTGCCCTGTCGCTGGTGATGCAGGTCTTTGCGCTGTCGTGCCTTTAGGCAAAAACAGTCCACCCGTAGACGAATCAGCGTAGGACAACACGCCGTTTGCAGCTTGCACGTTGACAGACACGTTTGACGCTGTGTCAACAGGATTGACCTCAACCGTACCTAGCGCAAATGCTTTTAGTCGTAAGCCCATATCAAATAATCGCCCAGACACTGCCCGCAGGAATCGTAACTGTCGCACCCGATGCGATAGTGATTGGCCCTGTCGACATAGCGTTAGACAGCGAAGGAATCGAATAGCTTGTTGTCACCGTTTGACCGTTCTCGATGAATATTTTGTCACCACCAGCGCCAGTCGCACCACCGCCAAAACCGACTGAAATAAGCTGGAATTCAGTACCGTCATATATTACAACGACCACGTTGCCTGCGGTTAAATCTCCTGCTTGTAGAGCATCAGTTCCGTTACGCATCACGGCTTTTGCGCCCAAACCGTCAATATTTAGCGTTACAGCACCAGTATTTGTGTTGGCAACGACAAAGCTAAACATCGCACCCGTGACATACGCAGCAAGGGGAGGCACAAGCGAGCCTAAAAGCACGTTTGTACCCGTCACAGTCATAAAGTTCAGCGTATTGCCCTGAAGCTGACCCAAGCGCACTGCGTCTGTAGCTGATACCGCTGCGCCTAGCCCAGTAATCCGAAAGCCAGCCATCGGGATGTTTGCTGTCGGAGTGCTTTGTCCATCTTTCGTGATAGCGTTCGTCAGACCGTTCGCTAAGTCGTTCGTCAACGCATTAAACGATGTCGATGAGATAACAGTGCCGGGAACAACAGGCTGACCCGCTGTGTTGATTACAAATACGCCGTTGCCGTTGTAAGACATAATTACCTCTGTTCTTCAGTCTGTTGTTGACCTAGTTTAGTTGCAAGCATACGCAATGTGTAGGGGTCTAACGCAGCGCCGCCACGAGATTTTAAAGTTTCTAACATTTGTGATGTCAATTCGCTTGTTTTACCGCCTGCGCTTGTCCGTTTTAACGCTTCAGCAAGTCGTTGCGGTGCACCCGCAGTTTTGCCTGCGTAATAAGCAGTTTCGCCAACAACACGAGGCATAGTCAATGGCAAACTTGCAAGGTAATAAGGGTTTGTAACCGCAGAGCCTGCCGCCGTGATAGCAGAGCCAATACCTTGCAGACTTCTTGGAGTCCATGAGCTTAACGCTTGACCTGCTAATTGAGGCATTAGTGTCTCAGCGCCTGCGCCTTCCAACATTTGAGCTTGTTCAACTCTGCGCCCATAATTAGTATTGGCGTTATTCCGCATAATTGATTGCAGCTTTCTAACTGATGTATCAATGTTTGCTTTTTTGCCTAACGATAGCGAGCTTTCAATGTCTTTTAGCGTGTTACTTGCAAGCTCGTAATCTTTCATTACTTTTGCATAGCCCGGCGCTTGTGTATTAATTTCATTTTTAATGGCGTTATACGCTGCGTCTGCAACATTTCGTGCTGGTGTGCCAAATGGCGCATTGTCACGAATGTCACCAATACGCATTTTTAGCCTATCCAAACCTTCTGGAGTATGAAACTCAGCAGGATCAAGACGCTTCCAGTTTTGGACAGCTTGATTGATTTCTTGCCATGTCTCAACCGTACTAGGCTGAATGATTTGACCCTTGTACATACCAACTTCTTGCTTGTTAGCTAATATGTCATCAATTTTGTCAAAACTGAGAATGCTTTTATCGTTTTTAATGTCAACCATGCCAGACCGATAAGCGTTAGCTCTTTGATCTCGCATTTCAGCGACAGCAGATTTAGCGGTATTTACTACATTTTCAACAGGTGCATTTGATCTCAATTGATCAAGAAAAGCGTTTGCTTTTTCGCCACCTACAAATCCTGATTGAGCCGCTTCACGAATTGCGCTACCACCTGCCCCAGTTGTAAACCCTGCGCCCTCAGATGCAAGCAATCCTGCTAATTGGGCTGGTTTTGTAACCGCTTTTGTTGCAAGATTAAATGGGTCAATTGTGCGACCTACTTGACCTACTACCTGCCCTGTTTTTGCTAAACCCGGCGCTTTTGCAACCGCAGCACCGCCACCCGTTAGCAATATAGACATATCGCCAATTACGCTAACAGGATCACTAGACAATGCTTGTTTAAAGCCTTCAATAGAACCGTATTTTTTAGCGTATTCGCCACCAACTGCTTGAGCCATTTGCACAGATTGTTGCATTTTCTGAGGGTCACTTGCAATCCCCATTAGCCAATCTTGTGCGCTTTTTGGCAATTGATTGATAATTGCGCCACCGCCCACCATGCCTATGTTTTTAACGGTTTCAATAGGGCTTGTAACAGCCTCATATAATTCTTTGCCGTATTTGCCTGCGCTTGCAGGAAGATTTGTCACCGCCCCGTATGCGACATCGCTCCACGGCATTTTTGCAGGTGCAGCATTTACTGGTTGCGTTTGCGCTTGTGCCTGAACAGGAGTTAACGCAAACTCTGCGTTTAATGATTCAAACGGGTTTGCTTGTCGTGTTTGTGCTTGAGAAGCACCAAGTCTAAATTCTTCGTTTAGCGATTCAAACGGATTGTTTCTTGAGTTAGCCATAGGTGGGTTCGCATCAGACGTTGTTGTTTGTGCATACATTCGATTTGGATTCAGTTTGCCCATCACAAACTCATTTGATTGACGAGGCTGTGGGTACGGGCTTGATGGCAAACTTGCCCAGATTGGCCCAGACTTTTTTACCGCAGATTCCCAATTGCCTTGCAAAACATCAGGAAGAATCCCACGTTCTTGCAGTAGGTTCACAGCAGCCAAGTCTTGACTGCGCTCACCAAAGTCTGGCAACCCTAGCTTCTTTGCTTGCTCGTCCCAAGTGTTTGACAGGAACTGATAACGACCCGCTGCCGTTGTCTTGTTAGGTCTGCCAGTAGTCTCAGTAAAGTCAAATAGCTGTCTAGGATGGTCAGCCAATGATTCAACTTTGCCGCCACCAAACAGCGTGTTATAGCCGTGTTTAGTAGTGCCTTCTGCCGCAGAAATCATGTCCAAAAAGCTACGGACATTAGGATTGTCTAGTACAGGCAATAAGTTAGCAATAGCAGGATTGGCTTGGTTTTCCATCAACGAATGCCGTATTTTTGAGCCAAAGTGTAAGTGTTACCAGCACGATCCGTAAGCGGAATTTCAAATATTGAACCAGCAACCTTGCCCCATTCGTTTGTAATGGCAGACAAATTGCTACGCACTTCAGGCATTGAAGCTGCTTTTTGATAATAACCAGATTTACGCTGATCTTGCATAGCTTTAGCTTCAGCAACATCAAGCAAGAATTGGTTGGCTTGAGGTGTATTTTTGAGGTTTGCGTATGTTTTCTGTAGGTTTGTAAAGTCTTTGTCAGTTTGCGGCCCTTTCTGCTTGCTGAGGGTATCAACCAAACTTTCGTAAACCTTGGATTCAAACACTTGTGCATTTGTAGCAAATTTCGCTGCGTCTTTTATTCCAAATGTAGCCAAGACACTTGCAGCGGTTTTTTGTGCATCAGTGCCAAATCCGGTTGTCAAATCAATACTTTTTAACACTCGAATGTTATCCATAGCATTTTTTGCTGCATCACCTGCAACACGAGCTGGCTCAAGTTCGCCTGTAATCCATTGATCGTTTAATTTTGTTCCAGCACTTACAACAACAGGGTTTTCTGCTGTAACAACTGGTTGACCACCTGCTTGTGGCGCACCCGTCCCTTGTGTTGGAAGTCCCATATTTGCTGCTTGCGTAGTTGCAATTTGTCTGCCTAAAGGATCAAGCCTTGTTGCTGGAGTTGTTTGCGCCCCCCCTAACCCTGTGCCATATGCTTGCGCTTGGTTAATTGCGCCAACTGATTGCGTGTAACCCGGCAGTACGCTTGACTGCAAAGTTTGAGGATTAATTTGTATTCCGCCTTTCGGAGCAATAAACGATGCTCTGTTAGCGCCCGGCTGAACAAGTGAACCACCCTCGCCAACAACTGTAGGTGCAATGTAATTAGATTTAGCCACATTGCCTTGCATAGCAGCTCTGTATTGTGGCGAACCAACAGGGAAAAGTGACGAAACATTTTTCTGAAATTCTGTTGGTGTGCTATGTGTGCTTAACGCAGTTGCATACGCTTGCGGGTTAATCATGTACTGCATCATTGCTGTTCTAGCGTCCATCCCCGCAGGAATTGGCATTGCAGAACCTGTGCCTGTCTGTACGCCTGTCATACGGGCTGCGTTCGTGTTAGTTGGCCCAACATCGCCCTGCATAGCGCCGCCAGTTAATGCCATGTCTCGTGCCTGTGGTGCAGTCGTGCCGCCACCAAGACCAAACATATTTTGAATTTGTTGATTTTGTGCAGCAGCAAGTTGTGATTGCCGCTCAGGAATCATGTCTGAAGATTTGCGAGCAATATATGCTTTTAGCAATTGCCCAAGGCCTTGAACTGGGCTTGGTGGCACATAATGACCAGATACCATTTGACCCTGTGATTGCTCTTGCAACGCTTGTTGCATCAAAATATCTGCATAACGCTGATTTTGTGCAAGCTCGTATTGTTGACGAGTAACGTCTGGCCCCATCATTGCAGACATGGGGTTCATTTGTGCGGTTGGGTTTATAACAGCCATGTCAATTTATCCTGTAATTATTTAGCCATTCCAAACAAACCGCCAAATGTTCCTGTTGGCGCTAACAACGCAGCGCCTCCTAACTGGAACAAACCTTGCGTTAGCTGTGAATTAGCAGCGTTTTGAGCGTTTGCTTGACCTAGCTGACCTTGATACTGCGCTTGCGCTGCATTAAATGTAGGCGAAGCTGCTACGTTGACAGGCTGATAACCTGAGAACTGTGGAAGCTGAATCTGTGAGCCACCCATAATTGCAGCAAGCTCTTGCAGTGGCTGACTACGCAATGCCAAATCTTGTGCAAGCTGTTGTTGCTGTGCAGTATTCTGAAACTGTGCTTTGTTAAGCGCTTGGTTGTATCCAAGGCTTTGACCCTGAATGCCTTGACCAAAATTTTGACCCATTGCTGAGTTATACAATCCAGCACCTGCCAATTGCGCTTGGTTTGCAAATGTTCCAAGTCCAAGTAATTCATTAACAGATTGTTGACGAGCTGCCATATCAAGGTTGATGCCTTGCAACGCAGCTTGGTTGTACAAATCGTTTTTGCTCATCTCACGATTGCGAAACGCTTTGTCGTAGGCTTCTGTTCCGGGTGCTAAACCTTGATTTGCAAGTTGCTGTCTAAACGAAACATCGCCAGCTTGCAAAGTAGGATTTAAACGCTGCAAAATCAATTCTTGAGCCGTAGTTCCTGCATTGATTGGCATTGCTGCTGCGCCGCTAGTATCAATTGAATACTGTAGCGGCACTTCTGTTTTTGCCATGTAATCAGCAGCTTCTGGAACTTCACCGTATCCACTAAAATCTTTTCTGATTTCAGTCGATGTTGGTACAAATGGCGTTGACAACGTAGCTTGCACGTTATCCATTGCAGTGCCGCCAAGCTCTGCTAAACGCTGTTGTACACGTTGTTGTGCCTCTAGCGTTGCTTGTGCTGCTGGAGTCAACTGTTGTGTAACTGTTGGAGCGCCTACATTAGTCATAAACGCATTGCGATCAGGCGCTGCACCTCGTGACTTTAATGCCTTGTCATACGCTGCTTGGTCAAAATATGTGTAATCAGAACCTGAGTCACCAGAACCACCACCTGTTTGATAAAACTGACTTCGATCAACAGTAGGTGCTTTTTGATACTCTTGCAATGCTTTGTTGTACCCAGCTTCGTCAAATGTAGGTGCGCCATAAGTAATGGTCTGCGTCCCAAACGGTGTAATCATGTTTGGGTTGCTCAGTCGTGAACTAGCCTCAGACGCTTTCAAATTCTCCTGTCCTTGCTGTTTTGCAAGAGCCATGTAATCTGGCACTGGTGGCGTACTAACCGACTTACCCATAACGAACCCCTAAAAATCGACAATTTTCTCTTGTCATTGTCAAAAATATAATGTCACCGTCTTGCGAACCATCAACGATTCTAGCTTCTTCGGTAAAACCCATATTTGTTACTAATTTTATACTTTTAACGTGATTAGATACCACTGGAACGATAATTTTCTTTACATTGCAAACATTGAATGGATAGTCAAAAATCGCTTTTAAATACGCTTTTGTTAGCCTTGCTTCAATCGCTATGTGACAGAAAATTGATGCTCGATTCCAATTCTCGTAAATCACGCCTGCAACGACTGCGCCATCTTTCTCAAGTCCGATAGCGCTACTCGTCTCAGAGTAAAACTTACCTGCAATTCGATCCGCAACCCAAGCGCCGATTTCAGCGCCTTGGACTATATTCCAGCCCATCCGGTTTGGTACACAATGTCGGTTGATGCCCACAAGATAGTCGTTCCTTGTGAAGCTGACTTAAATTGAGTAGACCCACAATACCCAATACCTGTGATGCCTTGCCAGTTGTTAGTGATAATGTTTTCTGTTCCCCAATACGAGTCATCCCAAAGCGCTGTGTCCCACAACCCAAAGTTGCTAGGCGAAAACGCTAGTGATGCAGTCGTGTCTTGTAAGTCAAAATCGACGTTCATGCCGATAAATATTGCTGGAGCGCCATTCGTGAACAAACTAGGTCTAGCCCGTGTGAAATACTTTTTTACGCCACGAGATTCAAAATAGTTAAACGCTTGAAATGCGTTGCTGTTGATGTTTGCACCGTCATCAGCGTAAGTATCGTCCCAAGCGTGTGCAACATAGCCATTTGCACCGAAATATGGTTCGTTTTGGAAGATTTCCCAACAATTAGCAGCCCAGCCAGTGAAGTTACACCACGCTTTTGTGATGTTGTTCATTACATATTGCTGTTGCTGACCTAATGCAGTGGGCACGTTTACGCTTAAAGCGTTGTGCTTGGGGTCAAATATCATTTGCCAGCCAAACGTATCGCCATAAGCCTGTGTTGCAGCTTGGAATGCACCCTGAATCTTGTCAGACAACGCAATACGAGGGTCTAAGCGTGAGGACTGTAAGCTCGCAGCAAGTGGGTAGACACCGTTAAATGTCAAAATGACAATATCGCCGCCGTACTTAATCATGCAACGCTTGCCAACAGGCTTACCGACACGCCATACGCCAATTAGCGCCCATTTCGTAGTGTCGGAGGGGTCAGTGCCTGCATAAACAATTACTTCGCCGTTAGACGTGATAAACACTAAGTTATCGTCTACGCCATAACCTGCGTCAATTGTCCAAGTTCCTACGCTAACAAGCTCGCCACCCAATTGAGCGACTGAACTCATGTCAATATAATTTGCTGCACCTGCAATGCTCAAAGTTGGCAAATACCATGCTTTTAGCGTGTCGTTTTGCGTGAACCAGACTTGATTCTTAAATGTCGTGATGTTGTTCAACGACTGAGGAGTAACGCCTGTAATCGCAGGGTTTGTCCATGTGCTACCGTTATAAACCAAAGGCAAATCTGAGCCGTTTACGGCGTATAGATAGCCGCCAGCAGGGGTTGTGACGTTGACATATTCCCACTTAGCGTTAGACAGCGCAGTGACAACTGGTGCGCCTACAGCACCCGATGAGGTCACATCATAAAACGCTGTACCAGCCGCAGCAAATAGCTTGTTTGTTGTGCCTGACGAATAGCCTAAAACAGTCTGCACTTGACCGGGCAACCCTGTGGCGTGTTTTGTGTAACCGGGTCTAAGCACCACGTTATTCACAGACGGGAACAAATTGGTCAACTGGACAGCATCAAGCACATCCATGTTGGCAATTGAATCCCGCACGTTCCAGCCACCGATAGGCGAAGGAAGTGAAGCTACTTTTGCAGCAGTGCCTTGAACTAACTGATTGATGCCTCTGCGTGTAGCCATGTTAGTTCGGGCCGTATCCGGTGTCAGGAATGTTGTCGTAGCCAATCAGCACTGTGCCCGGTCTTGGCGCAAACGACAGGTTTGCAGCGCTCATGTCCTGAGCCAATATCGTCTCTAGCTCTGTCATGTAATTGCGGTACATCGCTGTTGTATCGAAGCCTTTAGCCTCAAAATACTTCAGCTTTGTAGACAACACCATTAGGCGATCAGGATAGATACAGGTGTCAGAATCCGCTGTAAACGAGTTCTTTGCTGTACCGTCTGCCGCCTCTGCCCATGCTTGCGAGCGGTATTCGTAGCCTAGTAGCTCATTGGTTGAGACACCGGGCCATATCTGAAACGTGTTGCCCAACAAGCGCCACCGAATGCGAGGGCCAGTCGAAATATACCCAGAAAGCAGCCATTCCCATTGTTGAGCGTCAGTTGGGCCTAACATCTCCCAATGCTTTGATTTATCCCAATGGGTACGAGGAACTGTCGAATCATAGTCAGCAGGAAGCGGATACTTTACTTTCATAAAGCACAAGTCAGCCCCGACATACGTTCCCGTAGACGGTTGATTGACTGTCACTTGTGTTGCAGAGTCAACGCTGACGATGTATGTAGCGTTCCCAAGCCCGTTTCCTGTTACCTGATACGTTGTATCAAATCCAGCGGTGCTTGGGATGTTTGTGATTGTGTAGGTATTAAGAGCGACATCGCCAGTTGTGTTGGTGAATGCCGTTGTGAATAAATGCTGCTTTGTGATTCTGCGCCAATCGCCTTTCTTTAGTAGCTCGTAGCCCGATGCGTTCATCAGAGCTAAGATTTGGATAACGTCCTGATTTGTGTTACCCGCTACAGAAGCTGGTGTTGATACGCCTAGCTCGTTTGTCACTTGCGTGACCAATTGCAGCATTGTGGACATTTATTCCTCTTTTTTCGGTCTACCAGCCTTTTTCTCAGCCATGAACGCAGCAAGTTGCTCTTTAAGTTCAGCTAACTCTTGCTTCGTGTTTTCAATTTCGACTTGGCTTTCAGACTGGTTTTTGTTCAATAAGAAACTTCGAGCTTTATCACGCAAACCTGCTGCGCCCATACCGACCTTTTGAAGTTGCATATCTGAAGCAGTAGCTACTTGCTCAACAGTCTGAAACTTCAAAATACTCAATTCTTCCAACTGCATTTGATTAATCTCGCCCGGACGAGCTAAGTGCCAATCTTTCAACGGAGTGCCAATCATGTGTGCATCGCTGTTCTGCATCTGATAGTGTAGCCATTGACGAGGAAACCTCTGCTTATGACTATCACGAACAGGTTGCTCGACTACGTTAGTCTTATCACCCGGCACTACAATTCTAACAAAAGGAACGCCTTGATACGGTTTTTTTACATCCGTACTAGGGTGTTCAAACGTATAAAACTCAACAAACAATTGCGAGTCTGCATTACGAATATCGCTATCTAGTCCCAAAATCTTCTCCCGTTAGATAAAAATGGGGGGAAGGTTGCCCAACCCCCCGACTACTTTACACCGATGCTTTGCTAAACCATGCAAAGTCACCCGACACCAGAGCAACTGCTGGGCTGGTGTAAGAACCACCAGAAGCCGTTACTAGGAATGTCGTTGCGTTAACTGTACAAACAGCGGTTGACGCTGGAATTGATGCGTTTGCTTTCGCAAAAACATACAACTTGCCATCCGAACCAAACACTTGCAGACCGAGAGGCCCCATGGTTGGGATTGCAACGCCTGCCGAGTTGACGTTAGTGTTCGATGTTACGTCTAGCGACGCACCGATGACTGGCGAGACTGAATAGCTCATGATAGTTTCCTTTTATGTTAATTAAGCAATCAACACGCCGTTAAACTGTGGGCCAGACGATGTGAGGTTTCCGGCCCAGCCGATTAACTTCACGATAGCGTCTTGGTTCACAGCTTGGCGTTCGCCGCCGATTGGCACGAAATTGCGATCAACGTGTGGACGGAACATCATGTACTTGGTGTTCAAGAACCACATATGGTTAGCAGTTGCATCGTTGCCGATACCACCGTCAAGCACAACGTCAGAAGCCATACCAGCGCCGTAATACTTCAGGCTTGCAAAACCAGCACCTACGCCAGAGTTACCACCATCAGTAATACGCTGAATTGCTTGCAACGACTGAAGATACAGGCTGTAGTAGTTGTTGTCGCAAACGATCAAGTCAGGCTTGTCTGTTCCACGAATCAACTGGACAGCAACCGCATCCAT